CCCATCATCGACCCTTGGTGACAGTCGTAGCAGAGCGCCACAGTGGTGTACTGCTGGCCTTGGTTGATGTGGTGGGCGGCGCTTGGGGGCGGGGCATTGCAGACGCTACAGGGCAGGCTCTTGACCCGCAGGAGGTGCTTGCGTTCGGCTGCGTTGAGCTTATTGTTCACAGAGTGAGTTTCCCTTCAACCCGGTTACTAGCCTCCTGCGACCGCCAGACCTCGACCCTTGCCTGCGCTGCTACCATCTCCCAGCGTAACTGCTCCTCGACCTCAATAGCGATCTGGAGCTTCTTCAGCCAGTCGGTGTATTCTGGATCGCTGTAGGCTTCGCGCTCTTGGGCATTAACGCTCGACTCTAGCGAACGCTTCATGATGATCGCCTTCAAGCTCTTGCGATACTCTTCCATGTAGATCCGCTCGGCCTTCGCCTTTGCGTACTTCTTGCTGTTAATGATGATGCGATCAACGGCTCTATGAGGATCGATGTCTCTTGGTAGATCAACAGTATCTTCGCTCATGGCTCACCCTAGAAATCGAAGAAACATAAACGCTATACCGACTACCGCGAAGCAACAAACCACCGCAATAATCGCCAACCCAACCGCTATCACTAAATCAAACTCGTCCATTTTGCTTTCCCCTTTGTAAGCATTGCTCGCACTTCCAACGCTGTCTCAGACCATTTGCAAACTTTATATATTCACCGCCCGCTACTGGCTTCTTCTGCTGACAGTTCGTACACCACCTCGGTGTTGCTGTCTCTTGATTCTTTAATGACACGATTGATCACCTTCTTCACTTGCGATTTATCTAGCTTATACGCTTTTGCTAGATCCCCAATAGAACGACCTCTGCGCCATCCTGAATAAATTGCTACGTCCTGCTCTTTCATAATCTCTCCACGTTGACCAGTAACTTCCCGCCCTTTTCTTTTGCCCAAAATATTCTCAGGTCTTGTATCTGAGAATCATCAATGAACACGCCAGAATGAACCAGCCCATCCAATGAAGCCTTGAGTAAGTTATCGAGATCGCGAACCCGATTGTCTGGTCTAAATGCCTCGATCACCACTGCGATGTTTCCACCTATGTGTTTGTTTGCCTTCTGCAACATGATGCAGTCCTGCACCGCCTTGCGATACTCCCGCCCAGCTTTACTGATGATCATCCTGTTTTGGAATACTCGCCAGTAGGTATTCACGCTAGGCGGGAACGGCAACTCAATCATCATTTCCAGCCACCATCCTCTCCACGGTTACCCAGCTTCCACTGGGCTCGAACATCACGTTCAAGTATCGATTTCGGATGGCGCTCATTCCAGCCGGGAACCCATTTGCCATCACTCGTCCAACCGTTAAGGAACTGGTGTGCAAGATCGCGGTCAGTAACGCGCCAACGTAAAACCTGCCGGACAAGGCAACGATGCCGAAACTCATCATCACCTTGCCCCTCATTAAAAATCTCCCTTTGCATCAAAGTCCATCGGCATTGCACCGATCCTATCTAAAAACTGTTGACTGTCTGCGTGATACCAAAACGAATACCACTCCTCCGCATCGCCGTTACGCTGCTTCTCACACAAGAGCATAGCGTCAGGCAAACTCATATCTACTTCCTTGTTCTGCTGTATCGCGTGTTCCTTGGCCTTGTTACGCCATAAGATCAACACATTGTCCACTTGATCCGTTATCGACGACGACCCACGGAGGTCAAACTTTGATGGACGCGCTTCATCACTTTGTAGTTTACGAATATGATGAACGAGATGGATGTGAATATCATGATCACGGGCAATAGCAGTAAGTTCATCGATGAACGCTTTCTGAGCATTGTAGTCATCCTCTCCTGAGACGCACTTCATTAAACTGTCGATGAAGATATGATTCATGTTCATCTCAACAGCAGCGTAGCGACAGACCGCCGCCATTTGCTTGGCATTGACCGTACCCTGCTGATCATAGAACCAAAGCTTTTCACCCGCAAATATCTTGAACCGCCCGTATGCCTCGCGCTTCTGCGCGTCAGGCGTGAGCCGGTAGTTGACCGAGTCCAGCGACTTACCTGCGAACTGGCGCATCATCCGCTTGATCGATACCTTGGGCTTCATCTCGAAGCTGGCGATCAGGACGCGCTGATCCTGCTTGACCAGACCCATAGCCACTTGACCCGTCATCAGCGACTTGCCGCCGCCATTGGCTCCCGCCCAGACGGTCACCTCACCGGGACGAAACGCAAAGGTTCCCTGCGTCTCCAGCCACGGCATAGCAACGCTACGGTCGATAGGCGGGTTGACCAGCTCCTCCTCAAGCTCGTTCACCCATAGCTGGGCAGGCTTGATTTTCTGCTTATGGTCGGTCTCTTCCATGTAGGAAGAAAAATCAATATCTTGGTCACTGAGGTACATAGTCATCCCATTCTCCAGATTCGCTGTCGATTATCAGACCACCGCATACGGTGATCACTCGTTTTGCCTTCGCATCTACAAACGCCTGATGCAGACGTTTTGCCTTCACATACAAATTCATTCCTGAAACATGAACCACGAGCCCCATCGCAAACCGCAGGTCGAGAAGCTCAGGAACCTCGGTAGGCAGGATCTCGACCTCTGGGTACAGGTCGAAGCCCCGATACTTGTTCCAAGTTGCCCAGCCATTACTCGGATCCTTGGCGTGGCAGATCCAGACCCCAGCAGGTTTAAATCCCTGCTTACGCCGCGCAATCAATGCATCGTGGCCTTTCATGCCTTCCTCCCTTGCAACCAGCCTGGGGAGGCGCTGATGGTAGGTTTGACCGTAGGCGAAGCCTTCTCGTTTCGCACCCAATTGCGCCATGTCGCATCCCAATCAAGCTTGACACCCTTCGAGCCGGGCTGGGCTATCCAGAAGTCTCTAAAGCGGTCAGCAATAACAGCCGGGTGTAAATCAGGCCGGTTTGCTTTGCAGAACAGGATCTGGTCTTCAGAGGGAACCCAGTCAGCAGGCAGTCGAGTTCCGCGAGACTGCTTCTTCTGCCTCTCCTCTGTCTCTCCCTCTCTCTCTGTCTCTCTCTCTGGGATAGCAACCTGCAAGCTCTCTGCTAGCACTCCGCTAGCAATCACAAAGAAACCTTTATCAATCAAAGGCTTAAGACCTGCATCGATGTCCTTGCTAGCAATACGCAAGCGGAACTCTAGCTCATCGCTATCAGCCTGAAAGCACCCGTCTTTTGACTCAGATGCTAGCAGCCAAAGTAATGGCGCAAGCGCTTTGCTAGCGAGTGGCAAGCGCATAAATTCCTTGTCGTTCAATAGGTCTCTATGCAGCTTGATCCACGGTGGACACCGATCCTTGTAGTGCTGGAACTTGTCCCAGTTCTTAGGCTTGAGGTTCATTTTCAACCCCATCGTTCCATGCCAATTCGATGCTCTCCCGGTTCTTGAACAACCAGCTTTCGATTGCCATAAACTGGTCATAAGTCAGATAAATCGTGACTGGTTGCTCAAGGTCATCTGACCACTGCTCAATGACGATTTTGCCCTCACTATTGAATTCAACGTGAGCCGATTTTGTGCCTTTGAGATTCATAGCTTTTCCTAAAAAAAAAGCCTTAGGCGAGGCTCTCATCTGTAAAGATGTTGGCGGACTAGTGGACACTAGCAGAACCCCGTCTAAGGCTTGTCCAAGTTGTGCGCCGCCAAGCGCAATGGAACTAATCATACAACAAAAATATCTGGGCGCAACACCTTCCGCTTAACTTTACCCTTGGTGTACTTCTCAATCGCTATGGCAAGCTCCACGGAGGGCAGCTTCCTGTCAGTTATGATTAACGACATCCAAGTACGGGTAATCCCAAGGGCAGCAGCCATTTCAGCCTTTGCTCCGTGAGGTTTTCCTTTAAAAAAATCCGGCAATTTCATGTTGACTCCTTTGTAAGACCAAATTACATCACAAAAAAATTTATTCTGCAAGTGTTGTAATTAAAGATTAGATGTTGTACAGTTGCAAGAATTAATGAGGAATTAGATTATGGATGACATAGAGCTTGTGCCGTACCGAACTATGACGGGGCTAAAAATTGGCAGTCGTTACCAGCCCCCAAAGGGTCGGGACATCCGGCTTGACACCATTGACATCTACGATCAAGACATGATCCAGATGGCGTACATCACCAATGGCGATCAGTTCAGGCTTGAGAAGTTGGTTCTAATCGGTTGCGTGTTTTTTGCATTTTTGTTAGTTTCCATAATATTAATTCTTGGGGCGTTATGACAAGCAGCGAATACAGCCAGATGCAATTGGAACGGCAGGAGCTTCTTGAGGAGGCTTTGCGCCGCGCTATAAACCATTCCGCGACGGAAGATGACTGGGCAATCATCCGTTATGAATGCGGTCTTTCAGCCCAAAACAATAAGGTGAATCATCATGAGTCTCATAGCTAAATCAGTATCTTCAGGCGGCGACAGCGATTTTGTTCCAGTACCAGTAGGTATGCATCTGGCGCGGTGCTACCGCATCGTAGACCTCGGCACTCAGCCAAAACAGACGGAGTTTGGAGTAAAGCACCAGAGAACCATCATGGTCAGCTTTGAAGTCCACGGGGATGGATCCGACGGCAAACCACTGGTTACAGGCCGTGGCGAGCCTATGAGCATCTCTCAGGACTACAACCTGACCTTGAACGAGAAGTCCACCCTCAGCAAGCACCTTGAGGGCTGGCGTGGCACGACCTTTAGCGAGGCAGAGCGTAACGGCGGCTTTGACATCAAGAAGATTCTCGGGGTCTGGTCAATGATCAACGTCACCGCATCAACCAGCAAAAAGACAGCCAAGGTCTACCACAACATCAGCGGGCTATTGCAGGTTCCCCGCATGATCAAGGATGCTGGCCTGCCAGAAGGCTTTAATCCTCTGGGGTACTTCTCGATGGAGGACGACGTTCCCGACATGGAGGTGTTCAATTCGGTCAGCCAGTACCACCAGAACAAGATTAAGCAAAGCCCAGAATGGCAGGCAATACATGGCGAAGGTGCGAAAGCATTAAAGGGTGAGGGATTCCAGCACCCCGATTCCGACATGAATGACGACATCCCCTTCTAACCATGCCAAAAAAAATCATTCCACATACGCTCTTTGATTTTTTAATCAGGGAATGCGAACTGAAGAATGATGCATCGTTAGCTAGGGCGCTTGACGTTACCGCTCCGACCGTAAGCAGGATCCGGAGCGGTAAATCAAGGGTCACAGCAGATGTCATTCTTCGAATACATAAAACCACTGGCCTGAGCGTTGAGTCAATCGAATCAATGCTGGTCGAACAAAAGGAGAAGTAATGGGTTACATCATCGGCATAGCCTGTTTACTGGCTTGGTTCACCCACATATTCACTTGCTTTGCACAGGGCTTGTGGGGGTTCTTAATCGCTGGGGCAATCATGTTCCCCATCGGTATTTTCCACGGCTTTTATCTTTGGTTTACCTAGGAGCAAAAATGGACAACAGCGAAATTATGATCCCGATGTCCGAGGTCATTGAGTTGATCAGCATGGACATAACCATCGAAGTTGCTGATCGCCAGTACGTCAACATGACCCCGCTTCAGTGCTATGAGGCTGGCGTGGTTGACACCGGCACAGCAGTCCGCAAGGCGCTGCGCGATGCCATCCAACAGAAGTGGAACCCACCAGCGGAGGCGGAATGAAGAAGCTCCTCGTCATGCTTTTACTTTGCGTAAACGCCCACGCCGGGGAGTATTTCGTTACCCAAACGGAGACTGGCGGGGAGATTGTTCTGACCAATACCAAGACACAAAATTGTGGTGAGAACCTGATGTTCATGTACGTCGTGATGTCGAACCAGAGCGTTGTATACGGCTGCTGGGCGTACATCAACGACAAAGTCCATGTCCGCTATGACGATGGGAACAGAAGGGTTTACGACACAAAGGGCTGGATACGGAAGACAGACTGACATGAGACCACTATACGAATCCAGCGAAGATCTTGCAAATGAGCAACAAGTAGCAAAATTCCTGTCAGAAAAATGGGGCTGCACATTCAAAAAACTCCCAATCTCATATCACGTTGATTGGGTTGTGATGCGAGACAAACCGCAGGCATTTGTTGAATTGAAGTGCCGGAAGAACGAAAGCAAAAAATACCCGACTTTGCTTTTGTCTCTCAATAAGTGGATGCGCGGCAAAGAGTTATCTAAGGAACTTGGCATCCCATTTATTGTTGCGGTGAAGTGGACTGATGGGGTCTTTTTTCATACCGCAGGAAGCGCAGATGTTTCGTATGGGTTTGGTGGTCGAACAGATAGGGAGGACTCTCAGGACATCGAGCCTGTAGTCCTTATCCCAGTTGAAAATTTTAAGAGGATCTTATGATCGCAAAAGACCACGCAGCAGAATCAGGACATTGGTACAGCCGGGACGGAGATCCCCGCTACACCATCGTCGGCAAGAACGGTAAGCTTAGGAACACCACCCTGCGGGATGCGAGAGAGCATGACCTCGTCCCGTCCGTTACCACCATCTTAGGCGTAGCAGCAAAGCCAGCCCTGACCAATTGGCTTCAGGAGCAGGTTCTGCTGGCTGCGTTGACTCTACCGAGGGCAGAGAATGAACCAGAAGCTATATACATTAAGCGGATCATGGAAGACTCTAAGACGCAGGGTCGCGATGCAGCAGACCTTGGGACTGACATCCATGCTGCGATCCAGAGCTTCTATGAGGGGCGTAAGGAGTCCCGCTTCCCGTTCCATGTCGCGGCCTGTGATAAGGCGCTACAACACACCTTCGGGCAAGTGGATTGGATCTGCGAAAGGTCATTTGCCCATGAGATGGGATTCGGTGGGAAGTGCGACCTTTTTAGCTCAGTGGGGGATGGGCTCGTGGTTGACATCAAGACAAAAGACTTCAACGAAGAGTCTATGAGCAAGGTCAAGCCCTACGATGAACATATGATGCAGCTTGCTGCCTACCGTGTCGGTCTGGGCGTACCCAAGGCTCGTTGCGCGAATATCTTCTCGTCACGCACCCATCCTGAGCTTGTAATCGTCCACCAGTGGGCAGAGGATGACATTCAGCGTGGCTGGATGATGTTCTGCGCCCTTCTTAACTTCTGGCAACTGAAGAACAACCATGAATGACATGAAAGCATTCCCGACACGCAACGCAGACCAAGGCATGGACTTGCGTGATTACTTTGCAGCTAAGGCGATGCAGGCTCTGGTCGGGAATGACCCTGACGCAGAATTAACAGATCATGCGATTAGTATAGCCGCCTACGATATGGCTAACGCGATGATGAAAGCGAGAGAAAAATGAATCCAGTCGAAAAACTTATTGATGAAGCCCGCCAGTACGTCACCGAAGACGATGTCAGAGCGGCCTACATGAACTGCAAAGAAGATCAGCCAGATCCGATTATTGTCGAGGAGATTCACATCGTCGAATACTCGGAGAACCTGATCGGCATCGTTGGGCATAAGATCGCTAAGGCGGAGCTTGAGGAGTGCATCAAGGTTGTCGAGGCTTTGAACCCAGAGGTAGCCAAGAAGCTCCGCGAAGTTCGGGAGCGTCCATAAAAAAACCCCCAGTACGTTCTGGGGGCGAACTTCCCACCACAGGAAGGAGATTATTTACCGTAGCGATACATCAAGGCTTTCTCCATAGCTTTGATCTGCTCGGGGTTCATATCTACAGGCTCATGCGGGTCGCTACCAGTGACCTGCATATAGTCTTCCATCCACGCCGTTGGGTGGTTTGTAGCCTTTAAGCTCTCACCCTTACCCGTCGTGCTTGCCCAGTGCTGCATCTCAGGGTCATGCTCATAGTCCTGCGGGCGGACTCCAGCCTTCCATGCGGCTCGGTAGTTGTAGTCCTTGGAGTTTAGGTCTGGCGGCTCACCGTATTTGTCCACAAACTGCTGGAACCACTTTGTTCCGCGAACGCCCTTTTGAAAATTAGCCTCATCAGACTTCGACATCTTGGGAGTCTCGGCTTCCGGGGCAATCGAATACTTATCGGTAACCTTCATGCCCTTGACTCGGCCACCTTTTTTCTTGCCGGTGTATTTTTTAATCAGGTCGTTGTAGCGACCGATCTCGTCAAGGTACTGCTCGTCCACCACTTGATGCGGCGCAACTTTCTGCATAGTTCCAGTAATGTCCTGCGGGCGCTTTCTAGCTTTTGTGTAATCCCAAGCATCGGAAAAGCTAAGTTCAGCAGGCATCGGATACTTGGATGTACCTTTAAATTTGCCACGAATACCTGCACCATAAGTCCCATGACCTGCGGTGTCGGTTATTTCAGCGCCCCTGTACACATCACCCACTGAGCGACCAGTCAGGTTAATTTCCATGTTTCGTAGCAGCGGATCTGTGATCGCCCATTGAACATCAAGTCCGTTTGGCAGTCCATATGCCTGAGTAAAATCAGGAGTCTTCATCCGGTCATTGAACCATTTTCTGGCCTCTGGATTGGCTCTAAAATATTTGTAAGCGTCATCCATATTCTCAACGCCGGGGAAGTCAGGCCACGCAAAATGAACTTGCTTTCCTTTTAGGAGCTTTGAATAGCCATTCCTGATCATATGATTGATCGCCCCTATACCCTCCTCTGGCACACCATAAGTAGCAATAGCTTTTAGGTTTGCATCAGCAAAGTGCATGGCAAAATTATTTGCCCTTTGACCCATAGCCAAATGCTGTGCAGTTAATTTATCTACCCCGTAATAGTCAGCAATTTCAGTTACTCTGTTTTGGAAGTTCTTGGCTGATGTTGGCTCTGATGCCCACCACAAGCTTTCATCGTCCGGCAAATGAAGCTTACCC